TCAAAGAGGAAATCAGCATATTGCGTGACATTTTCTTCAGAAAGTTCTGTCTTAGCTTGAACAACTGTATCATCTAGATCTCCTAGTACTTTTTGCATAGATTCATGAAGAATCTTACTCGGAATGAGTTGAACAGTATACAGATGAGTCAGAAAGCGCGAATATCCTCGACGGACATCTTTTTGCTTTGACCAAGATACAATCTTATCTTCAAAACCTTCTTCATCTGCTCTAGGAAATACTAGAGTTCCTGACATGTCGTACAATGTTCCAAACATTGATGCTTGAGCACATAGATCTTCAGAAATTTCAGGAATTGCAGAGTTTAGTTTAACTGCAAGTTCAGACATAATTCCAGCATAAAAGGATCCTTTAATTGCTTTGTCAAAGAGAAGTGTTGAAACACGAAGACGGAATTCTTGATCACGTTTCTTCAGAATTCCAACTGCTTCTTGAGATAGAGGATCTAGATTTGCTTTGGCTACTTTGTTGAAAATAGCAAACATCTGGTCATAGTCAGGATCTTCAGTTTCCCGAATTCTCCTCACATATTCAACCAGAACTTTCTCACGCCAATTAGATTGTTCAACAACTTTTTTCACGTAACGCGCAGGGCGATACGAAGCTGGAACAAGTCTTAGTTTAGCAATATTTTGTTTAATAATTTCAGGAAGGTCGATCTTTTGGATAAACCGCATTGAGTAAAGCATAGCACTATTCATTTTTTTATTAGTTATACTCGATAGTAAAACGAATTCGTTTTAAAGTATGCTATTCTAAGTATACCAAATGGAGTCTCCAGAAACCACCAAACTCAAGACGACTTGGGTTTTGTGGTATCATGACCCCGAAAATCGTGATTATTCACTAAAAAGTTACATTGAAATCGCACCATTCGCAACACCTTTACAATTTTGGTCTGTCATTGATTCAATTCCTAAAGAAGCTTGGGAATCTGGAATGTACTTCTTTATGCGTAAAGGATACAAACCTTTGTGGGAAGCTGATGAACATAAACATGGTGGAGCATGGTCTAAAAAGATTGAAGCAGAACAATCACATACCACGTTTGTGGATCTGATGGTACACTGTATTACTGAAGAACTTCTAGTTCAACATGTAGAAACTCTAGCTGGAATTTCAATTTCACCAAAAGGACAATTTCACATTATCAAGCTCTGGAACTCTTCAACAAAAATTTCAGACAAAAAGTTTCTTAACCCAAATCTGACATATTTCAAAGTTACTGATGATGTGGTGTATACACCACACGTTTCCAGACCTAAATGATCGTCATGGTATATCCAGGAGGATGAGTTTGATCAAATAATTCTTGGAGTCTTTGAATATAAAGATCTCTGAGTTTTTTGATTTGTTTAGGAGAAGGATTCAAAATTTGTTTTGTTCTTACAGGTTTTCCAGTATAGGTCACAATAGGTTCTAAAGGTGTTTGTGATAAACGAGCCCAATTGACTACCGAATTTAATTTTGGAAATGGTATTCTGAATCGGAACCAATCGTATAAGACAGCATTCCACCATTTCAAGATTCCTAAATCTGATTCAGGAAAGACTTCTTGTTCACCATAAGTTAAGACCGGAACTAAAGGTATACCTAATTCTAACGCAATTTTGAAAATACCGGTGCGTTTACGAACAACTAATTGAAGATCTTTAGAAGATCCACGTCTCATTTCATCTACACCACCTATAGTAATTGATATAGATTCTTTTGCAAGAGTATCGCGAATACTAAATTCATCTGAAGGTATAGCATTTAATAAAGGAATAATATCACGAATAAAAGGAAGCATAAAATAACCATAATGAACAACACCTTTAGTAGGTTGATATTCAGGATTTGTAATTTGATACCCATTATGAATTACAGGAGTTACACCTGATATTCCATGTGGATGCCAAATATTTATTGATTTTTTTGGAATAGGTTCTCGAATATGTAATTGAAATGTTTTTCGAATATTTGATTCAGTTTCAATAATTCTATCTTTGAAAATTTCACGTACTCTATCTTTAAAATACACTAAAATATCTTTAACAATCTTAGCAGGTAAAATCATATAAACTAGAAATAATAATACAAAACAAATAATATTTGTATAGCCTAAAAGACCTAGAAATGCCATCAGAGAATAATTCCATGTTACGCATGAATACAAACATGGATTAAAAAAAAGTAGAAATAATAATCCTAAGACTATAACGAACATTATTTAATCGAAGAAAAGAAATAACAGATGGATATCGTAAATCATTATGGTTACGCAGTCGTAACTTTTGCTTTGTGTACAATTGCTGTAGTTTATCCTGATCGTCCATGGCCTTCAACTTTAATTGGTGGATGTTTAATGGCTTATAATTATTATTTTTCTCATCGTTTATTACATCTTTTACCCAATGATCATTGGCTCAATTTTCATTTTTGGTTACATCATGATCCTGTAATACCACGATGGATCGCTTTACCTTTAGAAGGTTTAATTGAACTTGGATATTTTATGTTGTTTCCTCTCCTCTTTCAATATTTAACTGGTGATTGGATAATTCCATTTAGTGTGATTCTTTTGTTATCGTTGACTTATACATCCTATCATATGATTCAATATTCTTGGTTAAAATCTGAGACGCATGGAAGACATCATCGTGATCCTACTAAAAATTTCGCGCCAGATTTTATTGATCATATGTTCAAATCGAATTACGATGAAACATATGAAGATATGAGTTCTGGTGCTCTGAATTGTTTAGTTTCAGCAGTACTTGTACTCTGGTTAAAGAGTATTTATAAATGGAAAGATTAAGTAGAACAAGGCATCAAACATAATTTAATTTCACCTAAGTTAGCTACTACATATCGAATCATTAGGAACCAACCATTTTTGACATGAATTTCAACATTGTTACATAAGTTGGTACATTTAGTAAATAAAACTAGATGAGGTAGAGAAAAATGTTCACTAATGATTTCAGCAGTTTTCTTCTGAATATTGAAATCATTATCTCCCATAGTTGTAGATCGAGAAGCAAAATGTCCTTTACAAGTAAAAGAAAGAGAATTTCCTACATTTGTAATCTCAATAGTTTTTGCGGAAAGTAAAGTCATATCACGACAAATTTTCTGGAAATCAGTTGATGGCATAGTGATTCGAGTAGAGAATTCAGTGTCAGGAAGTTGAAGATCAGGTTCATCTCTATCAAGCAGATTGAGTTTATACTTGTGAATTTGTTTCTTCTCAGAATTTTCCATGATAATACCTAGAGAATTAGGATCATCTTTTTCAACATAAAAAGATAGAATATCATCATTTGTGGCAGTACGTACAATTCTGTACAGATGATCAGTATTTACACCAATAATGAATTTGGGAGAACCATGATTATAATCATATTTCTCAAATTTATCTGCATGTAATCTCAGATGAACTAGAACAGTACGAGTATTATCCATAGCAATCATTTTGATCCCATCTTTATCAAACAATAAAGACATTTCAACAAGAATAGATTTCAGAGCTTCAACTAAAGTTCTGACAGCTCCAGTCTGAACAGTTTTTGCTTCAACTGAATACATTTCCTTATTCAAACTTACGTTCGTTAAAATCACTCAAACAACGTATTCCAAAATCCTGTTTTCTTAGGTTCCTTAGGTTCCTTAGGTTCCTTAGGTTCCTTAGGTTCCTCCTCTTCTTCTTCATCATCAGAACCTTTATAAGTTTTTTTCATAGTCTGGCATTTTTTGACGGAAACAATACGTCCTCTGGGATTTTTAGTAAGATCTTCTTTTTTTAGACCTCCAGCGGTCATTTCAGCTTTACCAGTCCACACTTGTCTTCTTGATCCTCGTTTTAACGTTTTAGAAGGCATTTTAGTTTATTCTGGAAAATTTTTTAGACCAAAAGAACTTAGGTGATTCTGGTGGTACATTCATAGAATTATGAACATAATAATCATCCCATTTTTGTTCTCGTAAAAATATGTAACCGTTTAAAGTTAGTAATGAACGAATTTGTTCACGTCTTGGCATAACATAATTATGTTCAACATGAATTGTTCCAAACGTATATTTACTAAAATCTACTATTTTTAAAATTTCATATTCGGATCCTTCAGTATCTAAGGATAAGTATTCTATAAAATTCGGTAAATTATTCTGATCAATTAAATCATTTAGTGTAATTGTTTCAACTAAAATTTGACTACTATTATTTTTTGCTGAATGATGTCTATCAATTTCACTAGTAATTCCTGATAAGAGGGAAGAAATTGCTACTGTAAATTCTATTTGTTCTCCCGATACATTATATACCGCTTTATTCACATTTATAGATGTTCTATTTTTTTGTAATAGTTCAAATTGTTTAGGAATAGGTTCTACACAAATACCTTTCCATCCCAGTTGTTCAAGTAAATATGTATTTGATAACGTTTTTCCATCAGATGCTCCTATTTCAATAAACGTTCCAGTTCGTTTATTAGAATAAAGTTTAAGTACATCTAAATCTTGGCCAAGCTGAGACCATGAACGCATTTATGATATCTTTAAGAAGTTTCCTTTTGAAGATCTAACATAAGTGTTTTAAGTTCAGGTTTTGTTAAGAAGATTTTAGGATTCTTTGCAGCAATTTGTAAGGAATCCATACAATGTTTATCTTTAATAATTTCATTAATCTTCTTTTTTAACCATGACGCAACTCCTCCTTTATTTACTATTGAAGTTCCGGCAGATACATGAACATTTTTAATCTTCTTTGCCCAGAATACATTTATTTTATTTCCTGAAGTAGTCATTTTCCAAATATGTACATGAGTTTCAGACATAAAACACGGTTTATCATTATGTTTTCTGTCTGAAAAGTAGTATCCGCTTTGAGAAGTAGAATGCCATACATCCATATTTAACGACTCCCACCAATATTTAGCAAAACTGTCTAATATATTTTTTATAGGAGTAGATGGACCACAATTACTTACACCTCCACGCAAAGGGTTACGTCGAGTTTTCATTATATATATGAAGAAGATTAATTGGAGAATGCTAATCCACCCATGCCGGACATAATACGCAGAACGTTATAGTTCACAGCGTACATGCGCACATCCCAAGTATTAGGATCACTATCTACAGCTACAGAACCGTCCATAGTTAGAACTAGAGTAGCCGTATCAATACGAGAAAAGTTACAAGTTCCACTCGGTTGATGTTCTTCAGGCTTGACAGCAAATGAATAGCAATATACACCTGGACCTGCAGCAATACCTGAATGATGTTGATATGGTTGTACTTTATTAAAATAATCACCATAACGTCTTTCTAAACGATCTTGGCCATTAATTTGTAAAAATTGTTCAAAAACAGCAGCTTGATCGTATACAAACGGTGTTAAACGTGTTGTCGAAGTTCCCGTTCCTGCTCTATAATTAGTTGGTGTAACTTTACAATTCGTATAACATGTTGGCTGTACAACCCAAATGAGTTCTTTTACAGGGTGATTAAAAGTTAAATCAATACGTTTAGATGTTGAGGTAATACCTACATCTTCATTAAACTGTACTTGTTCAATAAGATATTCGTGAGACTGTTGAGCGAATCGTCTGCGCTCATCCGTATCCAGATAAATGTAATCAATGTAAAGGGCAGCAGAAGTAGCATTGGGAAGAGTTTGTAGGTGCCCTCCAGCAGCAGTATAATCTCCTGCAATTTCTTGAGGAGTTTTCCAGAATACATTGATTTTAACTTCATGATATTGGAGAGCAATTAGAGGAAGAGCAGTTCCAGGATTTCTGGTAAAGAAGAAGTGAAGAGGGATGTACAGAGTATTAGGCATAGATTGACGACCATTTCCAGTTGAGCATCCAACTGGGGCAGAAAAAGTTAATGCATTAGGATCATATTTTTCATTTGATAACATATCAGAGAGTTTAGCTAATCTTTGATAATCAGACGTTAGAACTGACCATAAAAACATATATTCAGAGTACAGACGATCAATAATTTGACCACCAATATCTAATTCTACATGATTAATAAAATTGTATCCAAGAGCAACAAAATTTTCCGCAGTACCAAAGAATCTGGCGACATAAGAATTGTTACCTGTAAGTACTACATTGGCGCTTCCAATAGTACTATTTACTCCACCATGATTCCAGAGTGCCGGTGCTACTCCGGTCGTATCATACGTAGGAAGTTCTAGTTGAACATAAGTAGAAAAGAGAAGATCGGCGTATCGATTGATGATAGCAGTTTGTTTAGTTCCCCATGAAGGTTCTCCATTAAAGTTAATACGGAATGGCTCCATAGCAAAATTGGTGTGTCGTTTATAAAGACCCTTCCAAAACGTGATCTGGGGATTCCCGGAAATATACGCGTCTTGAGCTCCGTAAGCTACCAATTGTAGAAGACCACCTCCC